TGTAGAGCTTCCATCTGAGACTCTATAAGAGCTAGTTGGTTGTTTTCTACAGCTAACGCATACTGTATGTTTGCTATTGCTACAACGTTGTCTACATCCTGCACAAGATATGGTGTTAGCTCTTCTTCTGGTATTTTGTCAGACCCCAGTCCTGCTTGAAAATACTTCTTTATTTTATCGTCTTTAACTGGTAGACCATACTTAATACACAACTCATCTAAGCTTGAGAACTTAGATTGTTGTGCTGTAAGAATATACTCAGCTAATTGTGTATCCCATATTTTATGTGATTGAAACTCTTGTTTAAGTACAGTACTTTCTTTATACAAATACATTAAATCAAAAGATATGTTGTGACCACAGAACACATGTTCTAAAGGAATAAGTTTTACATGCTTTATAAAATTATCCGCAACATAAGTCACATGTGTTCTAGCTGATCCTGTCCATCCAAACGCTATTACACGATTGTCTGGGTGCATAGGATGAGCTAATCCTATTTCTTCGTTGGCATTCATTGTCGTTTCGACATCTATGCCTATAAATGTTGGTATGGTCATGGTTTTCCATACTCCTTTCTTTGTTAAATTTGTTGTTCTTCAAGTTTATTTAGTTTGTCTATTTTCTCTTGTTGTTCCCTCCCTTCTTTGTATCCTTTACCGTAACCTTGTATGTGTATAGACGCTATAACATCCATGATAAATTTATCAGTGTATCCATAAGTACCAAACACTTCTCTTACTAAACTGTAAGCTTTATTGTGATCCATTTTTTTCTCTCCATTCTTTAAGTTCAGATACTAACTTTTCTCTTACCTCATCGTTATGCAATAATGACATAATAACCATTTGTCTCATGTTTGAGTGGTGTCTAAAATAAATTGCAGCAGCAGTAGCTCCTATACACCACACCCATAAAAACAGCTCACTGATTTCTAATTCAATCATTCAAACCTCGCTCTAATTGGATCAATCGTTATAAGATACTGACCATGTCTTTCTGATTCCATCTGCTTAGTACCACCACCAGGTAATTTGTTCTTAGGAACATTTAGGGTTCTAATGATCTCCTCTTCGGGAGATTTGGGTTCTTTGTACTTACCAAGTGTTATGACTACATCTGCTTCTCCTGGCTTGTCTGTCTTAGAACCTCTAAGAGCATCCAATCCAATAAAAGGTGGATCTTTCATATCTACTGCTGTTGCACTTAACTGTGATGCAGCAATAACTGGACCATATGATCTAGCTAATTCCCTAGCCCACTTGTAGATTTTACCTAGTCTAATGTCTTCCCTGTCATCTGCTTTAAAGCCATCTACTTTGTCTAGCTGGTCAAATACTATAAGTCCTGGATTAACTTCTCTAAACAATGTTTCTAAGTCTCTGATGTTGTTCATGTCCTTAGTAACACGGATTTTGTCTTTGTTACCACCCATTAAAGTTGTGTATTGTTCCATAGCTGCTTTTGAATCAGCTATGATAACTTTAGACTCTTGTCCTAGCGTAGCTTGAACAATTCTAAAGAATACAACTGTTGATTCTTCTTCGTTGTTGACCCACACAACTGGTCTGTCTTTGGGTAACTGCTGTGCAAGATAACTAACCTCACTAGCTAGAAACGTTGTCTTACCTACCTCAACCCTAGCTGCAACAATAATAAAGTTGCCTGTACGAAGAGGACCAAGAGAACGATTAAGAACATCAAGTCTCCACTCATAACCACTAGAGCTGATACGATCAGCAATAGCAGATAAGTCAGCAGATACAAACAACTCATCTTTTTCTATGTACCTTTCTACATCTTTAAGGGCGTTGGTTGCTAAGATATGTACGTGTTCAAGATCACTAGAACCTTCTTTGACCTTCTCACATTCTTCCATGATTAAAGCTAAGTAGTCTAACTCTATGAGAGTTTTAATTACTTCTTCATGTGCATGGTGTGGAACAAACGTCTTTGCTTTAGTTAGCGTCATACGAAGCTTGACAATAGCATCGTCAGTCAATCGTTTGCTTTGGTCTGCTATAAGAAAAGCAGAAAAACTATCCCAACTGAAGTCAGAGACTGTTGGAAATGTTTTGTGGTATTTTTCCATTCCATCAAGGATGATGTTGGTTTCTTTAACGACTACATGTGGTTTTATGTATCGTCTGTATTTGGCTAAATTTTCTTTGCTTTGAGAACAAAGATAAAGCACATCGTAATCCATTGGTATCCTTTAGTTAAGATAAGTTTGTAGCTCTGTTGGAGTACATTCTTTCGGTTCTTTGTCTAGATCAAATATAACTATATTTGTGTTTTGTGGTAAAAAGTGATTTAGTTTTTCATATACTTTTGCTGCTCCTTTCCTTCCTGCTTCATCTGGATCTAACCAAATGATAATTGTTTCGTAATGTTTACCAGCTATGTCAAACAATGCCTTGTCTGACAAAGATGTTCTTAGTAACGCCATAGAAGAATGTGTTGTGTTAAATCCTACTCTCCAAGCACTAAGATAGTCCTCAGTAATTACTAAAGTTTTTGTAGTTAGTCTATAGAACCAAGCAGGATCACCATTACTTAGTTCACTGACATAATGTGTTGTGTATTTAGGTACACTTCCTTTAAGTAGCAGGTTTCGTACCTGCCAACCTAGAGTAGTGCTGTCTGGTCCATACAAAGTTAAAGCTACAGCATCTTTATCAAGCACACCATTAAAACAATTGCGATTGGTATCATCACAATGATATGAGCGCAGCCAAGCTTTTCCTACAATAGAAAGTGTAGATAAATTAGAAGAGTGAAAAGATTCTTTTATGACTTTAGTTGTTTGTGTTTTATTGATCCAGCTAGATAATCTTGCACTATCGTCTTTGGCGTAGCCTTTGTCGTTGCAGTGGTGGCAGTAAGCCACTATGCCTTTGTCTGTTCTTTTGATGTACAGTCTACGTTTGTTGTCTACTCCTGCTTCGCAGCCTGTGTGGTTAACGTGTACTTGTTCCCCAATGTTACTAGGAGCATTTGCTACTATAAGTTTTTTATCTATCATTTGTTATCTTTATTAAAAACACAAAATAAATAGCCCTGCTTATTAAGCAAGGCTATATGGTTTTATGCTTTATGAGCTAGAGCCGTATACTTTATTAAAGAGTTCGTCTGCTACTTTACGTTGTGTCTCGTTAAGTTTGTTAAGAAAAACTAATGTATAAGCTTTCTTTAATGTACAACCCGCAGATACTTTACGACAAATACTAAACAAAGATCTAGGAGATATTGTTAAATTAAATTGATTAGATTTGTAACCTTGTCTAATTAGATTAGCTAGTTTAACAAGCTCTTTAGCTGATTTTTTAGTTACAGTCTCTTTCCATTTATTAACTAACATCTTCTCTTCGATAGATGGGTGTAAATAATCAATGTAAACTGCTGTACCAAACCTATCAAGAGTTGCAGAGTTTTGTACGTTAGTACCTGCATGAGCACCTGATTCATCGCCTTGACCTTGAGTATTACCAATAGCAACAATGCGGAAATGCTCGTGAGGAATGATTTGTTTGTCTTTGGTACTACCAGGCATTTCTTTTAAGAAAAGCTTACCATCGTCCTCTAAGAGCCACTGTAGACCCATAGAAATTTCTGGTGGAGTCACATCCCACTCGTCCCATGCAAATACAGCACCATACTTAACAGCCTCTGTAACAGCACCATCTACCCATACAGTAGAACCATCTTTAGCTGTAAGCTGACCAAAAATCATAGATGAGTCCATGTCACCTGTGCAATTGACTCTAACAAACGGTCTACCTGTAAGAGCACATAACTGCTCAATCAAACTAGATTTACCTGCACCTGTAGGACCATAACAAAGAATTTTCTCGTTAAGTTCCCAAGACATAAGAATATTACTTGCAAGTTCTCTATCTATTACGTAGTCTTTATCAATCATAGGAATAAATGAAGATATACGACTATCCCAATCATATTCTTTAAAAACTGTTACTCCAAAATCTTCTGTCATAGGTATAAGATGATCTCCTATAACATCAGAAAAATAAACTTGGTTAGGACCAATAGTTTTTTTACTAGTAACATCTTTAGACATATCTTCTGCTAATTCTTCTAACATTTCTAAGCCCTCTTTTTCTCGTACTGTTGGTACATCAGATGCTGGTGGTCTACGCTTATCTAAAGCTTCTTTCAAAGCTTTTTTGACTAGGTCTTCGACCTTTGGTGTTGTTGCTTCAGACATTAATTATCTTCCTTTCTATAAGTTCAAGTAAATTCTTAGGTATTTGTTCTGGGTCAGTAACAACACTATTAGATTTGTAAAAGTATTTAACTGCTGGACTACATAAACCTAAACCATAAATATCTACAGTTTTACAAGCTTCTATTTCTTTAATTACTTTGCTTGTAAATTCTTCTAAACCGTCATACCCTGCTGTAGCTGCTGGACTACCATCAGACATAACAATTAAAAGCTTTTTCTTTTCCTTTCTTTTAGAAATCCTATTAAATGCCCACAAAATGTTTTCACCATCAGGGTTGCCTAACATGTAATTGCTACTGCAAGAGAAATACTTTTTTATATTCTCAGGACTAACACTTAAATCAGAAAATCCTTTGTATACAAACATTAGCGGTACAGCTCCATGATCTAAATGACCATCAGTAAAACCAACAATCTCAACTGGAATGTTAAGAGTTGTGCATACTTCATTAAGTAGCAAAGTAGATGCCAACGCATAAAAAACTTTATCTCCAGACATAGAACCTGACATATCAACTAACACTGATATACAAGCATCTAGAGTTTTGTTTTCTATTTTGTTTTTAAATACTCTTTCGTTAAACCCAGGAGCATTAAAACAAATACGAGATAACCTAGATTGATCTAACTTACCTTTTTTAACTCCATACTGTCTTTGTACTTTAGCTCTGATTTGAATCAGTCTTCTAACTTGTTGTGCAAAGTTTTCTTGAGCTAATAATTTGCTACCTGCTCTTTCTTCATAATCTCTTATAAAGCCATGACTGGTTTTGAAGTAATGAATATCACCAAGAGTCTTTGGATAGTTAACAATTATAAATTTATCATAATCAGTTAGTGTCCAATCTCTTCCTGATGTTCCTGAAGGCTCTAAGTTAATACCAACTTTTCCCATCTCACTTTCTTCTGGCATAGTGATTGAGTAGTTTTGTATTTCCTCTTCTGTAAGCTTTAGAGTTATGATTTTGTATTCTTCTTCTTCTTTATCTTTCTCTTTTTTGCTTTCAGCAGATGTTGCTTCTTTATTTTCTTCATCTGCTTTGCCTTTTAGGGTTGCCTCTCCTTTGACAGGCTCACCAGGTGAGCTACCTCTAGTTTTTATTTCTTTTTTAAACTCTTCTTTGCAGCTTTCACTAAGTTTCTCAAGAATGTCAACTGCTAAAGCATAAGTTGCTTCAGTACCTAATCTTTTGTCCAATATCGAATGACAATAAACAAGATCATCAGAAAAGTTATTAAGAACATCTATTATTTTTTTGTTAGGGGTTATTGAAGTGGCTACCAACTGCATCATTGGGAAGTTGTGTGCTGATATTTCAGCATCCCAATAAATGAAAGTTGTAATGAGATCACCCATAAATGAAGATTCTTTCTTAGCTTTAGCAATAATTTTTCTTACTATGCCAGAACTACACTCATCATAGTTTTCTCTAAAACCTTGATACTCTAAAGCTTCAATGTTATTGATTCTAGAATCTTCGAGGAAGTTCCATACAAATAACAAAATACCTTTAGGATCTACAGATTTTTCTTTAAGAACTTCAAAACAACTAAAACGATCATGGGCTACTTCATGGTCTGTAGATGCCATTAAATCTCTTAGTTGCTCATTAGTTGTATCAACAGTTATCTTAGGCAAATAAATGGTTTTACCATCATGTCTAGGTTGATTACTGTTTTCAAATACGACTGACAAGCCAGCTCTACCTGCACTTGCCCTTACGTATTGCATAACCTCAATACCTTTTGTTAGCATTTATTAGTACCCTATATGAGATAAACGAGCTTTAACCTCTCTACAAACAGCTTCAGCATTTAACCCCTCTGGAACTTTAAGCATTTTGTCAACCAGTTGACTAACATAATCATTTATAGATATATCTGTTTTAACTGGTTTTGCTTGTTTTATTTTAGTTTGTAGGGCTGTTTTACCTATGTAGCTCCCGTTATCATCTACTAGCGATATACCAAGGTTCATAGCACTGTGTATAACGCTTTTAGCTGATCTCCAAGGACCTGGCATAGATGACACCTCAAAATCCTTTTTAATTGCTCTCTCAGTGTCTCTAATCTCTTTTGTAAATGTTTCCACAGAACTGTGTGTAAAGGCTACTTGTATCATTTTTTCAAAAGTACTTGTAGCTGAAGCATCTGAAACAAGAGATTCAGTTGCAGCAGCATACAGAGTTTCTGAAACTCCAGAAGGTTTATCCATATTTACTCCATAAGGAACAAAGGCAACATTGCCTCAATATTTCACTCTACTCAAATGAAATATTAAAGTGTGTTGTAGGGGGAACGTATGTTACAGCAAGAAATCGTCTTGCTCACCGTCATAGAACCAATTTAAATAAGCGTAAACCCCTGATTTAAACGAATTATCAAGAGGATTTAATTCTTCTAGTTCTAAGTAATTAAAAAGTTCGTCTTCAGTCATAAATTCAAGAGCATCTATACTAAGGTCTGTTTTCATGTCTATCTCCAAAAGTTATTAATAACACAGAGGGCGAAGCCATCCCCGCCCCTAAAAGCGGGGTGGCAAGTCCCGATACTCATATCCAAGTGACGACCTAGCAAGCAACTGCCACCTAGGGTGGCGGGCAGCTTGCCTGGGAGGAACGTTAGACATCCTCATCGTAGCCTTCAAACACAGCATCTTGACATGATTGACAGATACCACTGATCTCATACTCCCTACTTGATACAGCGTCCTTAAACTCTGTAACAGGTTGTTTGCATACAGAACAACTTTCTTTCTCTACAGATTCTGTTGGAAAGAATATATGTTCTATAGCATTTCTCATTGCTGATGTTTTATGTTCCACGTGAAACTCCTTTAATAATAAAGTTAACTAGATAATCCATAAAATAGTACTAAAGCTAAACAAAAACCAATAGCTACAGCTAATAAATAATC